TATTTCTTTGGTAGTACTGAAAGTATATACTAGAGACTTGGCCTGACCTCTTTCTCCTAGCCCGTAGACCCTCCAATAGTTTTCATCTATACCTTTCAGCCTTTCAATTTCATCTTTGATTACATCGCCCAAAAATGGGTTATCCTTGTAGGTAGTCTGGAAGAACTCGACATCTGACCGGGTTAGCACCTGATCATAGATCCAGTGAAATTCTTCAGATGGATTGTAGTCAATTATCACCTTTTCATTTGTACGGAATAAAAGCTGTGTCCAATCTTCCTGAGTTAATTCGTTTGCCTCATTTGCAAAAAGTAGATCCCGCTTTCTACCCCTGATTTTTTGAGGCATGTCTAAACTTATAAACTCGATCGTATTCTCATTTATTATGTATTCACTTGATGATTTTCTGTGATCATCTTCAGAGTAAATGTCATGATCTTTGAGGATCTGGAAAAAATCTCGCATTACTGTACCCCTTAAAGCAGGAAAGGATTTTCTGCAGATAGTAATTATTTTTCCATTGTTTCTTTGGCAATAGCTAAATATGATCCACAAAATTATATTGTATGTTTTTCCTGATCTAGTACCTCCCTGTTGTACTACGATCTTAGCCGTGCTTTCTTCAAGCTGCCTGAATACTTTATTTGTCTTGATGCTATTGGTCTGCATCGATTATTGTTACTTCAAAAAGTTTCTTACCATCTGCCCCGGTGACTTCTTGACGTTCAATGTATCCTCTTTTTTTTCCTTTAGTTTTTAGGAAAAATATAGTTGCTGTAGAATTACCTTCACCAATTTGCTTATGTAATTGACTTTCTGCAAAATCTAATGCGATGTCTCCTATATCATCCACATCTTGTTTGAATTTTAAATCCTCTTTAATCCATGCATAAAATTGAGTTCTTCCTACTCCTGCTTGTTTGCATGCTGTAGTAACTATTCCCAGAGATTTTTCTAATGCTTCTAGTACTGCTTTTTTATGTTGTTCGGTATTGTTCATATTCCTTTTATTGGACAGTTTATAATTGGGTTTAAATCAAATTTTCTATGTTTTTTACCTCTTTGACTTTTATCGAATTTCACAATTTTTTTACCCCATTTTTTTTGAAGAAGTAATAGTTGATCCATTTCTCTGCTCATTGTTCTATAATCCGCACACCCTCCTAAATTTCCGTGATCTTTTTTAACCATACATGCATAGTTAAATCTTAATATTTTTCTGTACTCATTAAAATTTTGCAGACAAAAATCATAGTCATCCTTCAATGGTAATGATTCATCAAATCTTAATTTGTTTTTGTAAAACCCCATAAATGATGCACTAATAGTACTTGTGTAACCAAGTGGAGTATATTCCCTATAGCTACCTTTGTCTCCTAAGATATTTACACCCCATAAATGAGATCCGCTTTCTGCACACATTACAAACCCTTGTTCTATCCATTCTTCAAGATTTTCAATTTTTATTTGTAACGGCTTTCCATTTTGAATGTCCCATCTTTTGATCGCTTCAATGTCATCGTCTACTATAAGTCCTGTTTCTTGGATATAATTATCAAGTATGTAATTTCTTACTCTTGCAATGTTCCCCCGGATTGAATCTGGCATTACTTCTACATTGTACCCAAGATTGATATATTCTTGCTCTTCGAATTCATGAACGCAATAAATCACATCGGGTAAAATCCTATGTGTTTTTACTCCCTTTGCTCTTTTGTAACTAGGTGAAAATATTTTCATGCTCCTTTAATAGGTGTTTGAAATTGAAATTTATTTTTTTCCCATATCATCAATTTTTTACCCCACTTGTTGTTAATTTTATTTGCATAATGTCTTCTATCATTTTGATTGTAACCAATAACGGATTCTGCTCCTCCATCTACACCGTTAAATATCATTGCATATTGATTGTCCTTTAATATCATTCTGTTTTTGTTTAACTTTTGTACCCAGAATTCCACATCTTCGTTAATTCGAAATCTCTCATCGTATCTTATTTCATCTTTTGCATTAACCAAAACGCCACCAAACATAATTTTTGTTAAACTAAATGGTTGATAATCTTTTAGTTTTATATTATCTGTCGAATAATCAAAACCTCCATACTTTATTTCAGCATCTTTTGCCATTATATAAAGTCTTTCCAAACTTTCAATTGCTTCATCTCTTATAAGGTCTCTTCCTTCTTTCTTTCTTTTGATTTTTACAAGGTCATCGTCTATGATCCACCCATAACCATCTTTTTGATCTTTTTGAATAATATCTAAAATTGCATTTCTTTTTTTTGCTGCTGACCCATCAAGCTTATCATCAATCGCCATTACGGCATCTCCATATTTTTCTTTGTATTGCTTTTCTTGGCTCTTTGGTACCACTATTTTTCCGCAACCTAAATACTCATACGTTCTAACTAGATCTGCTCTGTTATACGAAGCAATGTATATGTTATTCACTCTTGATGCTTTTTAAATATTCTGCTCCATTGATAACCCTGCCAATTCCTTTACTCCAAGGCTTCCCATTTGCTCTTTGACTATGTACTGATTTTAAACCAAAATGAGTTTGAGCAGAAAGCCAATCAACTTCTGAGTTAAATAAAAGCACTATATAATTATTTGCTTCATCCAGATATTCGCTGAATTCAATTTCTTGTTCTTCTACTCCTGTAAATTCCTCTATGTTTGGTACATCAAGTCCCCACTCTTGTAATTTCTCATGATCCCATTCATTTGCAAGTATGTCCCAATCCCAGTCTCCAAAACCTACATTGTCTTTAATTATAAACTGTCTTTGTTCTTCCTCTGTGAGATCCTGTGCAAATATTACCGGCACCTCTTTTAATCCTGCTTGTTTACAAGCTTTTAGTCTCATGTTACCCCCTAGCACAATCATGTCATCATTTACCACGATAGGCCGGATCTCTAGCATTTTTGGAAAATCTTGAATAGATTTTACTAGCTTTTTAAATTTTTCATCCTTAATTATTCTGGGATTATTCGGATTGCTTTTTACCTCCGAAAGTTTAACGCTTCTGATCTCCATTAGTCTAGTTTTTCGTTTGCTACTTGTAAAGCCTCCACAGGTGTGATATCCTTTTCTTCTAGCTTGTTTGGAATTCCTGCATCATCTAAAAGCTTCTTGAATAGGTAAGCTAGATCAAAGATTCCATCTTCATGATCAAGGGTTACACTTATCACTTTTTTTGCACTATTGAAATTCAATTGAAAGTTTGACATCGTTTTTTTGTTTTGGTTTTGTAGTCAGGACAGGTACCGCCCCTGTTGCTTGGTCTTTTGCATTTTCAGCATCACCCATGAGTTACTTTTACTCCACCTGACTAGATAGTGGGTCTGTTCCCCACAGTCAACTAAAGCCACTTTATTTCTCTTTTCGGTCGGGCTGTACACTCCCTAATAAAGTAATTGCCTAAGCGATAGTATTTAGAATGGTAAATCTTCAAATTCAGGAAAAGCATTAGGGACAGTTCCTTTAGGTGCAGTAGGCATCTTGTTAACCTGTGGGTTACTATTTTCTTCCTTTTTGTAATCGTTTAGGTATATAGCCACATCCTTCCCGTACTCATTCGGCTTATCATAGATATTGATATTCAAGTTAACATACTTCTTCCCGTTGTAGGTGTATGCGTGTTCCTCTGCATCAGATATACAGATAGCTGCCGTGATCCATGAATCACTTCTTTTCTTCCCGTTTCCTAGTTTGGTTTTTGGTTTGCTGTCCATGTGTTATGTATTTGGTTTTCTTCTTCTCTTAATCGGCTTGTTTTCAATCACAGGTTCTTCTGTGTTAAAAGGCACTTCCTGTATTTCGGCACTTTC